GTAGAAGAGGCTATCACTGAAATACCAGAAGAAGTAGAAGGCGATCCTAATTTTGTAATGGATACGCTTACTGAGTTCTGGCGTAGAGAGATGGCTAGAAAGGTAGGCGAAACAGCTATTGATATATGGAATGGCGACTCAGCCAACTTTGGTGATCTGAGAATGATGATCGACCAAATCATAAATCAAGATTCAGCTACAGGCATACTGTCCATGCAAAGGGAAGAGACAGATGTAGAAGAACTGTTCCAAGACTTTGAAGCAGACCCAGACTTCCCTTTCCCCATAGCTACATTAGAAGATGAAGTTGCAGGCACTTACAGAGGCAACTTAGGAATTATATTTGCCAGACCTGAAAGTGGTAAGTCATCTTTCTGTGCTTTCTTAGCTGCAGAAGCCATACGTAAGGGGCATAGGGTAGGCTACATTATGAATGAAGAAACAGCTAAAAGAATGAAGTCCAGAGTATTAACTGCCTACTTTAATGTACACAAAGAAACGTACATGCAAGAGATAGACAACATAAAGAAAGTGTATAAAGAAGAGATAGAAGACAACCTTTACATTATGGATTCTGTTGGTTCTGACATAATGGAGATAGACCAGTTTACAAAGCTAAACAAAATTGATATACTATTTATAGACCAGTTAGATAAGGTTAAGGTAAATGGTGAGTTTAGCAGAGGAGATGAAAGGCTGAAAGAACTTTATGTAAATGCAAGAGAGATAGCTAAAAGAAACATGTGCATGGTATGGGCAGTTTCTCAAGCAAGCTATGATGCACATAATCGTCAGTTCTTAGACTTTGCTATGTTAGATGGTTCTAAAACTGGTAAGGCAGGTGAAGCAGATATAATTATAGGCATAGGTAAAAATCCTGGTGAAGATGATGACACTAGATTCCTGTGCGTTTCAAAAAATAAAATTTCAGGGTGGCATGGTCACATTGTCTGTGAGATAGACAAACTTACAGGGAGGTATTACGAATGATTTTAACTTTAGATGTAGAAACAACTTTTATAAAAACAGAAAAAGGACACGACCCATCTCCATATGCAAGAGGCAATCAGTTAGTGTCTATTGGATACAAAGAAGATGATGGTGATGTCAAGTACGTATGGTTCTACCACTCTAACAAATCACCTACCCCAGACAACATGAAGATAGTCCAAGAAGTTTTAGATAGAACTGATGTACTGTTAGGTCACAATATAAAGTTTGACTTACAATGGCTGTTTGCCGCAGGTTTTAGCTATGATGGTGCTGTCTACGATACTATGGTGTTTGATTACATATGGGCTAGAGGTGTAAAAGTTCCTTTAAGTCTTGATGAGTGTTGTCGTAGACATCAAACTGTAACAAAGAAGAAGAAAGAAATTTTAGAAAACTACTTGAAAGAAGGTATAGGATTTGATATAATACCACCAGAGATAGTAGAAGAATACGGAATCGCTGATGTGCAGTCTACTTATGAAGTAGCAGTCAGTCAGTCTAAACAGGAAGGAAAAAGCATTGAGCAAATTGCAGCCTACATTATACCTGTCTTTTGAGGTAACGAAAGTTTTATCAGGAATGGAACGTGATGGTATTAAGATAGATCGTCAAGCACTAAACCTTGTTAAAGACCAGTACACAAAAGAGTTAGAAGATTTAAGATTGTTCTTAGACAAAGAAGTGTCTAGAGTAATGGGAGATACACCTGTCAATCTAGCAAGTCCAGATGATAGGTCTAAGCTTCTGTTTTCCAGAGCAGTCAAAAATAAAAAAACATGGACAGCTACATTTAACTTGGGCTATGAGATGAGAGGTAACACAAAGAAACCTAAACGTAAAACCTACATGACTGATGCCCAGTTTAAGAGAGCAGTCGTAAACAACACTACTGTACAATACAAAACAGAAGCTAACAAATGCAATCCTTGTAATGGTTATGGAAGAGTAGCTAGGAAAAGGAAAGACGGATCATGGGGTACTGCCAGATATGTATGTAAATCTTGTACTGGTATTGGTATACAGTATATGCCTACAAGTAAGGTTTCAGGATTTAAGTTAGTACCACTTGACCCTAAAGGCTGTAGCACAGCAGGGTTTAAGACAGACTCAGATGCTCTTTCTATATATAAGGAAAGAGGAAGCCCTGAAGCGGTTCTGTTTATAAAAAATTATCTTAGGTTCAACGCTATTAAGACTTACCTAAAAACTTTTATTGAAGGTATTGAAAAGAACTTAGATTACTCAGACAGAATACATCCACAGTTTATGCAGTGCGTCACAAGTACTGGTAGACTATCTTCTAGAAATCCTAACTTCCAGAACATGCCTAGAGGTAAAACTTTCCCTGTTCGTAGGGCTGTAGTTTCTAGGTTTGAGGGTGGTAAGATTCTTGAGGGAGACTACGCACAGTTAGAATACAGAGTGGCAGGCTTCTTAAGTAAAGATAAACATGTGTATGATAATGTAGAGAGTGGTGTAGATGTACACAACTTGACTGCAACTATTATAACAGGTAAGGAAAAAGAAGACATTACGTCTGAAGAAAGGCAAGATGCAAAGGCTCATACATTTGCTCCTTTGTATGGTGCTACAGGCATGGGTTTGCCTGAACATATACACAGATACTATTATCAATTTACAGATGTCTATCCTGGAATTGGTGAGTGGCATTTAAGGTTGGCTCAAGAAGCTTTAAAGTATAAAGTTATAAGTCTACCTTCTGGTAGGGAATACAGATTTCCCTATGTAAAGAGAACAGCTAGAGGCATTACACATGGCACTAGCGTAAAGAATTATCCTGTACAAGGGTTTGCGACAGCAGATTTACTTCCGTCTGCCTTAGTGCTTACCTTCGAGGAATTTAAGAAAAAGAAACTTAAGTCCTTGCTTTGTAATACAGTACATGATAGTATAGTAGTTGACGTACATCCTGATGAAGAAGAAATAGTAATTGAAACTTTAAAAGAATGTATGTTGTCTATCCCTCAGCAAGCTAAAAGAAGATGGGGCATCAATTACGATATGCCAGTAGGCATTGAGTTAAAGATAGGAAGCAACTGGTTAGATACTAAAGAAATTTTTTCAAATTAATGCTTGCAATTAATTTACTTCTAACCTATAATAATAAGATTGTGCAACTCAAAGGAGTATTATATGACACAACTAGCGACTAACGAGGTAACAGACCTTGTAATTCCAGACAACTTGGATAAACTATCTGTAGAAGAAATAGCAATTATGCTTGGTCAGAAGGATGGCATGGAGAGCCAATCTACTGGTGATGCTTTTGCTAGACTATCAATAAATCATTCACCTGAAGACGATGCAGGCAACACTCTGCCTAGAGGTCACTTCGCATTATACAACCCAAACACTAAAGAAAAAGTATTTGGTAAAGATGTGACCATGAGAGTATTTGTAAGAAGGTTTATGTATAGCTTATGGGATAACGAGCAGGGCGCATACTCAGTTCGGAGTACTCAACAAGCTAAACTGAATGATATATTTCCAGACAATGAAGGCGGCTTTAAATGTGGCAAGCTAACACGTAAGGAAATAGAAGACTTGGGAACAGAATCCCCAGAAGCTGCGGCATCTGCTATGGTAAAGTGTAACCAAGTGTTATACGGCTTAGTATCTATAGCTGATGGTAAAACAGCAACAGGTGAAGAGTCTCCTGTAGAGAACGTACCAGTAGTATTCTATGGTAAAGGGGCTAGTTTTGTTCCTATCTCTCAGTACTTCAAAGACTTGGATTCTAAGAACCTACTAACATGGAATGTTGTTTCTAAGTTACATTCTGTGCGTCATAAGAATGGTGCTACTATTTACTATTCAACAAACATGACTGTTTCTGACACAGTGGATTTCTCTAAGGAGGACAAGGGGTTATTAACTTCTATTGCCGACTCGATTAATTCATATAATCTCCGAGTGTCAGGAGAACACACTGAAGCTAGTAGTGGCTTAGGTGTTGATGCTATCGACCTTGCTGCTGTCGAGGCATAAATGAACTCTATTCAAATTCTTATACAAGACTACTTGAATAGAGGGATTAAGGGGGAGGCAGAGATGCCTTCCTCTCTAATCTCTGAGTTTAA